CAGCTGCTAACGCTGAAACATTTCAAGGCAAAATTGATCGCTTAAAAGTAGGATTTGATGAAGCCAAAGAATCCTTGGGTGTTGCATTACTTCCAGCGGTTGAAAGTTTTATTGGATTCTTAAATGAAACAGGCATACCAACCCTAAATGCGTTTATTGCAGGATTGACTGGCGATCAAGGATTAAGTGCAGGATTAGCCCAAAGCCAAAAGGGTGCTGAAACATTTGGCAAAGCAATTGGCGGACTCGCAGATATATTAAAAGGATTTATTAATTTCGTTCGAGAAGTAGTCGGTGGATTGACCGAACTAGCTAATCAAGCAATTCGATTTGCTAACCTTGCTAAACCCGGAGCAGATATTGGTTACATCCCAAATATTTCTCCAAGTGCAAGTCAGGCTGGAATGTTAGGCGCAGCACCATTGCCAGCAGTTCCAGCAAACACTAGAGAAAGCCGAACACCAACTGTTAATAACATTACAGTTCAAGCGGTAGATTCTGAGGGCGCTGCTAGGGCAGTCGCTAAGGTCATTAATCAGAGTTCATCAAGATCAGTTCCACAGCTGTATAACAGCGGCATCACTAGAGCGAGATAATGTCAGTCTTTACGCCTGAATATAAGTTAAGCATCAATGGTGTGGAATACACCGATGTCGCTATTTCTGATATTGCTCATCAAGCAGGGCGTGAGGATATTTACGCACAGCCAACGCCATCTTATATTCAAATCGCATTAATGGCTTTGAATAATGAAAACTACAATTTCCAAATTAATGACGGAATAGCACTACAGGTCAAAGATAGCACCAATGTTTTTAGGACTTTATTTGGTGGCAACATTACGGACATCACCACCGAGGTTGCATCAGCTAGTAGCGTTGCAGAAACCTTTACTTATACAATCCTTGCATTAGGTTCATTGGCTAAACTGCCAAAGGTTATTTATGACGGCACATTGGCTAGAGATGATGATGGCGACCAGATATATGAATTGCTATCTGATTTATTTTTAAACAACTGGAACGAAGTGCCAGCAGCTGAAACTTGGTCAGGTTATGACCCAACAATTACTTGGGCAAATGCTGAAAATATAGGACTTGGCGAGATCGATCGCCCTGGAGTTTATGAAATATCAAATCGAGGCGCAGACCCAGATACTGTCTATAACATTGCAAGCCTTATTGCCGACAGCGCATTTGGTGTTTTGTATGAGGATAACGAAGGTCGAATTGGATATGCCGACGCTTTACATAGACAGAATTACCTTGCCAACAATGGCTACACAGAGATTTCAGCAAACACAGCCTTTGGAGCAGGATTAAAGGTTTTGACTAGGGGTGCGGATGTTCGCAACGATGTATTCCTCAATTATGGCAACAATTTTGGTTCACAGGTAAGCGCAATTGATTTGGACAGTATTGAGGTATTTGGTTACCGAGGCGAAACGATCAATACAGTTTTGCACGATGCAACCGATGCACAAGCTGTGGCTAATCGGTTTATATCTTTAAGATCCTATCCAAGAGCCTTATTTGACAGCATTACATTTCCATTGACTAACTCAGCCATTGATGATGCAGACCGAGATGCCTTGCTTGGTATCTTTGTGGGTCAGCCGATGCGAATAACAGACTTGCCTGTCCAGATAGCCCCAACTCAACAGTTTGAGGGTTATGTTGAAGGCTGGCGTTGGAGCACTAGATTCAACGAATTATTTTTAACCATAAATCTGAGCCCGATCGAGTTCTCCCAAGTTGCAGTTCAATGGGAACAAGTATCAGCCTCAGAGGCTTGGAACACTCTAAGTGGTACACTAACATGGGAAAATGCGATTGGAGCAGTAGCCTAATATGGCAAACACAACTTATTTTGGATGGGAAACACCGGATGACACCGATCTGGTTAAGGATGGCGCAGCTGCTATCCGCACACTTGGTCAAGCAATTGATACTTCTATGCAAGATCTTGAAGGTGGCACGACTGGTCAGATATTGTCAAAGAATTCAAATGCTGACATGGATTTTGTTTGGGTTACAAATGATGTTGGTGATATAACCGAAGTTGTTGCAGGAACAGGATTAAGCGGTGGCGGTTCATCCGGATCAGTTACATTAACAAACACAGTTGCAACAGAGTTTGATGCAAAAGGTGATTTGGTTGTTGGAACTGGTGCAGATACTTTTGACAAGTTATCTGCTGGAACTAATGATCACAGGCTGGTTGCAGCAAGTGGTGAAACAACTGGCTTGAAATATGTTGCAGATACCCAAAACACAGTTATTGATGCCGAAGGTGATTTATTAGTTGGCGATGCTGCTGATGCTGTTCAGAGATTAGCCATTGGATCAAATGGAAATGTTTTAACAGTCGACACAGCCGTTGATGGAAAAATCAAGTGGGCTGCACCTGCTGGTGGTGGTGGTATGGATTTAGTAAAAACTCAAACTATTGGCTCAGGAGTTACAACTGTAACTGTTAGTGACGCTTTTAGTGCAACCTATGATAGTTATTTAATAACAATAAATGGTGGAGTTGGTTCAGGTGCAGCAAACCGACTTGAAATGACATTAGGTGCAAGCACAACGGCTTATTATGCAACTGGGCATTCCATATCTTATTCAGCAGGAACTGTGACAGTTAGAAATTCTAGTAATGGTGCGAGTTGGACGCATGCCGCAACTTACTCAGCCAATGCAATAAATGGTAAAATATTTTTACAAAATCCTTTTTTATCTAAATATACATTTATGAGCAATTCATTTACTTATCTTGATACTGGTGAAGGTGGAGGATACATCAACGGCTTTCATGGAGTTGCTACTTCATATACTGCTTTTACTATTGCAACGACTGGCGGCGCAACATTAACAGGTGGAACAATACGAGTCTATGGATTGAAGGCATCATAATGACAAAATTACAAATACAAATAGATGATTTAGTGCGTGATATGACAGATGAAGAAGAAGAAAATTATTACGCAAAAGAATTACAAAGTCAGGCGCAAGAACAAGCAAAGGCAGAAGCCAAAGCAGCAGCCCAAGCAAAACTTGCAGCACTTGGTTTAAGTGTTGAGGATTTACAGGCTTTAGGTCTTTAGCATAATCTTGAGGAATTGTGCCGATGAAACTTTACCTATCTAAAGCAGCTGTGCAATTACGGGAGCAGATCGATGATTCATTCCCAGAGCGTAGCCGTAAATCTGATGGGTGGATTGGTGATGCTAGACATAGCACACGAAAAAGCGATCACAACCCAGACACAAATGGATGCGTGCGAGCAATTGATATTGACGCTCGGCTTTCTGACGACAAAGGGCTTTCAGCATATTTGGCAGATCAAATTCGATCATACGGGAAAACCAATGGTCGCATCAGTTATGTAATCCATCAGTCAAAAATTGCATCACCTTTACTTGGATGGCGTTGGCGTAAATATAAGGGCAATCCTCATAATCATCACATCCATGTAAGTTTCAAGAAAGATCAAGATAAGAATTCTGAGTTTTTTCACATACCACTACTAGGAGGCAAGGCATGAAACTATCAAACAAACACAAGGCAGCAATTAAGTCATATTTAAGAGCTGTGGCTGCTTCCGGTATAACTGTGCTGTTGGCAATTGTTGCTGACATCCGACCAGAATTTGCAATCCTTGCTGGAGCATTGGTTGCACCATTGGCAAAAGCATTAGATCCAAAATCAGGGAGCGAAGTTGATTATGGAATCAATGCGAAATGACCGCAAACGAAATCATTGGTATAGCCGTTGGCGTATGCGCCATATCTACAAGTTTGTTAGTGGGTCTGCGCTGGGTTATTAAGTCTTACTTGGCTGAGTTGAAACCAAATGGAGGCTCATCAATTAAAGATCAGATTAATCGACTTGAACAGCGTGTCGATGATCTATTTGTTTTAATGTCTAAGCGATAATTTTAATTATGGCGAACACACGAAAACCTATCAAACGCAAAAAGATCAATCGTCGAGTCGTTCGCCAAACTCCTGAGCCATTAAGCAAAATAGACCAGCATTACTTGGCTTTGCATGAATGTTACAAAGCAGCTAGAAAAGCAGGATTTACGCCTGAACATGCTTTCTGGCTTATGACTGAACATAAAACCTTTCCTGATTGGGTCGTAGGCGATGGTGGGATCATCCCATCCATAGATCCAACTGACGATGAGGATGACGATTAAGCGATACTTAGTAATAAGTGATTTGCAAATTCCCTACCATCATGAAACAGCTGTTAAGAATGTCATCAAACTTGCAAAGCGTGAAAGATTTGACAGCGTTCTATGCGTTGGCGATGAGATCGACTTTCAAACCATTAGCCGTTGGGCTGAAAAAACACCTTTGGCTTATCAACAAACTTTGGATGATGACCGCACAGCTACTCAAGAAATCCTTTGGGCTCTCACAGAGCACAGCCGAGAAGCTCATATTATCCGCTCTAATCATACTGATCGCTTATATAACACTCTATTAAAAGTTCCGGGAATGATCTCACTTCCCGAATTGCAGTATGCAAAATTTATGGATTTCGATTCTCTCGGCATAACTTTCCACAAGCAGTTTTTTGAGTTTGAAAAAAATTGGATATTAGCGCATGGGGATGAAGGCAACATGAATCCCAACGCTGGACAGACTGCCCTTAATCTTGCCAAAAAGGCAGGAAAGAGCGTGGTTTGTGGTCACACCCATAGGCTAGGTATGTCTGCCTACTCAGAGGGGCTCTACGGGGCTTACAGACCCCTTTACGGGGTTGAAACAGGCAACCTTATGAACAGGGCTAAAGCGTCTTATACTAAGGGCTTGGCTAACTGGCAAATGGGCATAGTTTTGATGGAATGGGATGGCAAGAATATGAGCGTGCAGATGATCCCAATTAATAAAGATGGCAGTTTCACAGCCCTTGGAAAGTCTTATGGAGTGTGAAACAGAATATCAGCCTCGCACGATTGATGATCATATCGATGCAATTGAGGCTCTTGGCTTTATCTAATCGTTATAAAACACGCCGAAAGAAAATAACCAAGCGTCGTTGATCTAGGTCATACTTTATGCATCACCCACAAGATATGTGGAGGATATGTAAGGGAGCAACATGGATCTATATGGAGAACTTAAAGATTTTGGCTATCTCTGGCTATTAGGAATGACAGCTGCTGCGATTGTTTGGTGGCTTGTTTTAGAGATTAGAGATACCGCATTCCAGAATGGTTACTGGAAAGGTCGGGCGGATGGCTGGAACATGCACCGCAGAATGATAACCATTAAACAGCAGTCAGATGAAGTCTTTGATTATGACAAAAACTGAACAGTTATTTGATGAGGTCATTACAACGATTCAACAGCGTGGAAGTGTCTACGGACATCCTTACTATAACCACAAACGAATTGCAGGTCTTTGGTCTGCATATCTCGATTTCCCTATCACACCACACCAAGCTGCATTATGTATGGCACTCGTCAAGGTTTCTAGGCTTAGTGAAACTCCAGACCATGAGGACAGTATCAAGGACTTCATTGCCTATGGGTCTGTCTATAAAACCGTGCTTGATGCAGTCAAAGATGAAAACTGGGAGGATTAATAATGGCATTCAATCTTGAAGATTATGAGGATGTGGCAACCCTCAACAAATGGTTTATTAGCAACTATCCAATGGGTAGATCAGATCTATCAGTGATTAGCCATGATCCTGAAAAAGGTTTTATCTTAATCCAAGCAACTATTTGGAGAGATAGTAAAGATGCTGCTCCGGCAGTTTCCAATGTCGCATTTGGATCTAGGGAAACTTACATTCCTAACATGAAAAAGTTTTATGTTGAGGATACTGCGACAAGCGCATTGGGTAGAGCAATCATTCTACTTAAAGGATCTGACAAAACTGCTACCAAGGATGACATGCGAAAGGTTGAAAGCAATCCATCGTTTAAGGAGAAGCTAGAAAGCCGGCAAAATATGTATGGCAAACCCGGAAGCAAGTCAGCACAAATTGAAACAATCCTGAGAGATAGTTTTGCAGCTGATAAGAAAGAGCCTGAACCTGTTGCTTGGTCTGTTGGTGAAGTAGTTGCTGAAATAGGTGCATCAATACCCAATGAGCCACCTGCATGTCAGCATGGTCATATTCTTAAAGAAGGTATCAGTAAGGGCGGAAAGCCATATCGGGGGTATGTATGCAAAGCAAAAGAATGTCCACCAAAATGGGCAAAACTCACAGCTAATGGAAAATGGTATTTTGAAGGAGGTGAATAAATGGGTGAATTACAAATAATTGACGGCTCTGGCTTAACTGCCACCTTTACAGATGACGGAGTAAAAGTAGAGCCATCAATGGTTACTTGCGACTTATGCAACGATGACAGATTACTTCATGAGGGCGATCTGCTTCGATGCTATTCCTGCCATGCAATAAACCGAATTCCGTATCATGCCTAATTACGATTACATGTGCGATGGTGAGGGGTTAGTGATTGTATTGGATTTACCAATGGATCATAAAATCCCTCATTGTCAAGTATGCAATGCACCTTTAAGGCGTGTCTTTACAGCTGTGCCAACGATCTTTAAAGGAACTGGATGGGCTGGCAAAGATGGTTAATTTTAGATGCAATTTCTGTTCAGCGAATACTGAGTTTGAATGGTTAGACGGATACCCAGAAGCTGATGGCTTTAGAGTTTATCAATGCCTAAAGTGTTGTGCCGTGGGAACAAAGAATCTAGCAGAATCAACTGACACTCAAGAGCCTGTAATGCGCTGCACTAAGTGTGGGTCTTGGATGTTTGCAGATAAGGAGTGCCATACATGTGCGCTGATCATGACGAAATGACGCATCAAATTAATTGGGCTTATCAGAATGAATTGCGTAAGCAATGGCTACTGGATAATCCGGATGCGCAATACATAGGATGGATGTCTATATGAATGACATGCCGTCTGACCTGCGGTTATGCCGAAGGATTTGGAAGCGTATGCTACCCTTAAACGCAAATTCGCTTTCAGAGCGAAAGGGCGATCTGCGAAGCAGAAAGATCGCAAGGTTTGGTTTGGTGATACCTCTGTTCATAGTCTTGAACATAAGCCTTTTAAAAGATGATTCCGTTGCTGTATCTTGGTCTGTAAATACATTAAAACAATATGCATTCATAGAGCTTAATCATTCATTTACTGAGTTCTATTGTCTTGATGAACTCTGGATGAAAGAGAGCCGGTGGAACTACAAGGCAAAGAACCCTAAGTCAAGTGCATTTGGTATTCCTCAAATACTAGGGCTTAAAGAAAAGAATCCTATTAAACAGATTGATAGAGGATTGGCTTATATTAAACACAGGTATGATGAACCTTGTAAAGCATTACAACATCATAAGATTAAGGGTTGGTA